TATTACAATCTATTGGACGAGGATTAAGAAAATCAGATAATAACACAGCGACTAAGTTATATGATATAATAGATAATATAAGAACAAAAAATACAATTAACTTTGCATGGTTACACGGTGAAGAACGTAGAAAAATCTACGAAAAAGAACAGTTTAATAACAAGACTTACAATATAAATTTATGAAAATGCCAAAACTAAAACAATTTAAACTCAGCACTAGTGAAGAACTTATTTGTGAAGTTATCGAATGGGATGTTGAAAAATCTCATCAAGTATTAATTAGAGGTGCCATGGCATTGACTAAAGGAGAAGATATTGATCGAGGTATTCGTTTTTGGTCATTACGTCCTTGGTTAGGATTGACTGATCAGATTGATTCTTTACAAACCATTAATGCTTCTCATATTATTGGAGAACAGAATCCTTCTCAATCTTTAATTACACATTATGTAAATACTGTACAAAAAGTATTAAAGAATGAAGAAGAAAATAAACTAGTTGATGTTAAACTAGATGATATTGTTGATATGAATTTTGAAATGAGTGATGAATATCTTGAAGAATTTGATTATGATAGTAGTAGCACACAAAACTTCCTTTCTAAGGGAACATTACATTAAGTATACTTCTCTCCCCCTCCGATATTACATATCTATTATATCATACTTTTTAGGTTTTGTACATACCTCTTTCAATTTATTTTTTCAAATCAAACTAAAAAATAGTTCGAAAATAAATGTACAAGCATGGTAAAACATGTTATAATATTATATAAATGTGACAGGAGTAACTATGGCTAAAAGAGCTAACATACATTACGTGAACAACGCTGATTTTTCTCAGGCAGTTGTTGACTATGTTCATAGCGCTAATGATGCTAAAAAGGCAGGAAAGCCTGTACCCAAAGTAACCAATTATATTGCACAGTCGTTCTTAAGAATCGCTGAGGGTTTGTCTCACAAATCCAATTTTATTCGCTACACATATCGCGAAGAGATGGTTATGGATGCAGTTGAAAATTGTCTTAAAGCTATTAATAACTATGACATTGAAGCAGCCACAAGAACTGGTAAACCAAATGCATTTGCTTATTTTACACAAATCACTTGGTATGCTTTTCTACGTAGGATTGCAAAAGAAAAGAAACAACAAGATATTAAGATGAAATATTTAACCTCATCTGGTATTGAAAACTTTATCCATGAAGAAATGGGTATGGGTGATGAAGCAAGTAGACAAGCAATTGAATCATTTGTCGATACACTCAAAGAAAGAATTGATAAAGTAAAAGAACAAGATACAGCAGTACGTGATTTTGCAAAAAAACAAGGTGGACCTGCAAGACGTAAAAAACGTGCTAAGCATGCAGATTCAGATTTAACGGAGTTTATGACATGAGTAAAAAATTTGTAGTAGAAATTGTAGAAGAAGGTGAAGATTTAATTATTCCTATTCCAGAAACTTTAACGGAAGAAATGGGATGGGAAGTTGGTGATGTTCTAGATTGGACATTCCATAATGATTATGTCGTTATAAATAAATCAGATAAATCTGTGAAAGAAGTATTAGAAGAAGCAGAAGAGAATGAAGTGAATCTAACTAATTATTATCATAAAGGAAAACTTAAAGTATGAATAAGGGTGATATCGTAACGGTCCTTACCGTATCAGGAGAGTTTGTTGGCAGACTCGTAGAAGAAACAGAAAATACTGTAACATTAGAAAATCCACGTATGTTAGTACATACAGAGCAAGGTATTGGTTTTGCTCAAGGTGTTAGTGTTACAGCACAACAGGTTAAAGAAATTACATTTAGAACTATCGTATTTGTTGCACCTACTGATGATGCAATTCAAAAGAATTGGACTCAGGCTGTAACAGGTATTGTTATATAATGAAGATAGCCATTCTAAATGACACTCATTGTGGTGTTAGAAACTCGTCTGAAATTTATTTAAACCACGCAGAAAACTTTTATTCAAAAGTATTTTTCCCTGAATGTGAAAAACGTGGCGTTAAACAAATTCTACATTTAGGTGATTACTATGATCACCGTAAGTTTATTAATTTCAAAGCACTAAACCACAATCGTAAAATATTCTTAAATGTATTACGTGATAAAGGTATGACTATGGATATTATTCCTGGTAACCATGACACATATTTTAAAAATACAAATAAACTAAACAGTCTAAAAGAATTATTAGGTCATTACATGAATGAAGTAAACATTGTAATGGAACCTACTGTTATGGATTACGGTTCACTTAAGATGGCATTAGTCCCATGGATCTGTCAAGATAATTATGAACAGACTATGAACTTTATTAAAGAGTGTAAAGCTGATTGGCTAGGTGCTCATTTAGAATTGAATGGTTTTGAACTTATGCGTGGAGTTAAAATGCAAGAAGGTATGGATGCAAAACTCTTTGAAAAGTTTGAACAAGTTATTTCAGGTCATTTCCATGTGGCATCTGAACAAGGTAATATTAGATACCTTGGATCGCAAATGGAATTTACATGGGCAGATTGCGGAGACAAAAAATACTTCCATATACTTGATACTGAAACAAGACAAATAGAAAAAGTCGAAAATCCGTACACTTTATTTAAAAAAGTAGTGTACAATGACGAGAAAACAAATTATAATATATATAATACTGCCGAATTTGCAAATCATTTTGTGAAAGTGGTTGTAGCAAATAGGACCGACACATTTACATTTGATAGGTTCATTGATCGTATTCAGCAAGAGAATATTTTAGATCTCAAAATTGCTGAAAACTTTAATGAGTTTATTGGTGAGAATGTAGATGATGAAGGATTAGATATTGATGATACACCTAAGTTAGTGGATGACTATATTGAAGGAGTTGATACAGACTTAGATAAAGAAAAGATTAAGATTATGATGCGCGAGCTTATGTCCCAAGCTCAAGCCCTTGAAATTGCATGATTACATTTAAAAAATTACGTTATAAAAACTTTCTATCATCCGGCAACAATTTTACTGAAATAGACTTAAACAAAGAAAAGTCTACTCTGATTGTAGGTCAGAACGGTGCCGGTAAATCAACATTATTAGATGCTTTAGCATTTGGTTTATTTGGTAAACCACATAGAGCTATCACAAAATCACAACTAGTTAACTCTATTAACGGTAAACAAGCTGTTGTAGAAGTTGAGTTTGTGGTTGGAGCAGCTCACTTTAAGATTATACGTGGTATTAAACCAAATATCTTTGAGATCTATAAGAATGGAGAGATGTTTAATCAATCCTCCCATGCTAAAGAATATCAAAACATTCTTGAGAAAAATATTCTTAAGATTAATCACAAATCATTTCACCAAGTTGTTGTATTAGGATCAAGTTCTTTTATTCCTTTTATGCAATTGAATCCACATAATCGTAGATTAGTTATTGAAGATCTATTAGATATTGGTGTATTCTCTAAAATGAATCAGATACTCAAAGAAGAGATTAACCAAGTAAAAGAGAAACTAAAAGACTTATCATATAGAATTGATCTTGGTAGAAACAAAGTAGATACACAAAAGAAGTATATCGAAGATGTAAGAATACTTACAGAACAAAATACAACTCAAAAAGAAAATCAAATAGAAAAACATGAGAAAGAAATCGAAGAACTTAATTCACAAAATGTTCACCTATCTGAAAAAGTACAAAATGATCTCGAACCGATCCAGGAGAAGTTAAGTGGCTTTAACACCAAAAAGCAGAATCTCATATCGTACAGTGCAACTTTCAAAACTCAAATGGCTACGATTACGAAAGATGCAAAGTTTTATGAAACAAATGAATCGTGCCCCACGTGTTCACAAGATATTAGTACGGATCTTAGAGACAAAAAACTATTCGAAGCACAGAATAAAGCCAAAGAACTTAAAGAAGCAATGGACCGCATCACTACAGAATCAGCTGATGTTGAATCGAATATTTCAGAACTCAATCAATTGCTTTCCGAAGTACAAGAATGGCAGCAAAACATCAATTCTAACAATTACCAAATCGGTAAGTTGCAAGGACAGATACAGTCTCTCAGAGATGATTTAGCCAATA